CAATTTAATGTTGGCAGAATGGGCTAATAGAGGGTTGAATCAATGGACAATAGCAACAGGGGCTCAAACTGTTACTGAAGGAACAGCAAGCTATCAGTTAGGAACTGATGTTATTGATGTTTTAGATGTTGTGGTTAGAAGAACGGTTGGCTCTACTACTACCGACACTAGGTTAGAAAGAGTTTCAAGATCTGAATATTTTAATATTCCAAATAAAGACACCAAAGCTAGACCTTCACAATTTTTTCTGGATAAACAAAACAATCCAACTTTATATATTTACCCTGCACCTGAAAATTCTACTGATATAATAAGATTTAATAAATTAACCAGATTAGATGATGCCGATAATGCAAGAAACACGATGGACATTCCTTTTAGATTTTATCCCTGTTTTGCTGCTGGTCTTGCTTATTACATTAGTATTAAAAAAAGTCCACAAAGATCTCCTGAACTCAAAGCCATATACGAGGAAGAGTTCCGTAGAGCTGCAGACCAAGACGAAGACAGAGCATCATTCAAAGTAAGACCTTTTTCTAGAGGAGCATATTAATGTGGAGACGGCCTAAATACGCAGGCGGTAACGCCAATATGACGCACCAAGACTTAGGGTCTTTGCAATATCTAGATTCTATTGGTTGTCGTAGCATGCTAGATGTTGGATGCTCAACTGGAGATCAAGTAAAAAATGCTTTAGATCTTGGTTGGGGTGCTTTTGGTATTGATGTTGACGATCATGTTATCTTTGAAAAAAAAGTACCAAATTGCGCACTTATAGACTTAGCGGTTAATCCTGTAATATTTCATAAACCGTTTGATGTAGTTTGGTCAGTAGAAGTAGCTGAACATATACCAGAACAATTTGCTGACAAGTTTGTTGAAACTTTGGTAAAAAATTGTGATAAATATTTAATACTAACAGCTAACAATACTCCTGGTGTTTATCATCCAAACCCACAACCACTCAGCTATTGGATAGAAAAAATAGAAGCACAAGGTTTAAAACATTCTGATACACTAAAAGGAAATATACTTGAACATTCAACGATGGAACGTGAGTTTTTAAGAGTGAATGGTATGTTTTTTGAGGCATAAATATGGCATACGCAATAGGCAAATTTGCGTTAGCCCATTGTGATAGATGTGGCTTTCGCTATAAATTACTGGAATTAAAAAAGGAATGGAATGGTTTAAAAACCTGTCCTGAATGTTATGAGCCCAAGCATCCACAATTAGAGCCGCCAACATACGTTGCTGATCCAGAAGCATTATACGATCCAAGACCAGACAAGGATAAAGAAAATCAAAACTACGGTAGAGTCTTTACAACGACCGATACTATCGGATCTAACTTCGACCCATTATCAGGGACATCTTCTGTAGGAAGTGTTACTATTACTACATCATGACGTTAGCTGAATTAAAAACATTAATACAAAATTTTGTTCAATCAACTGAAACAACTTTTACTAACACGTTAGATGACATCATTAAAAATGCTGAAGAAAGATTGTTTGAAGAAGTTCAGTTTGATTTTTTTAGAAAAACAGTAAGTGGTAACGTTTCTACAGGAACTAGATTTTTAACCTGTCCATCCGATTACGTTCTATCATTTAGTTTAGCTATTATTGATGGTAATGGCGATTATAGGTACGCAGATCTAAAACACCCAACATTTATACAACAATACTTAGAAGATCCAACAGATGCTACTTTAAGAGGTTTGCCACTATATTATGCTCAGTTAGATAAAGAGCTATCAACAGGATCTGATAACGGTTCTACCTTTTTAATAGCGCCCGTTCCAGACGCAGACTACAACGTTGAATTGCAATATTTATACAAACCAAACTCACTAGTTACAGACACAACAGGCACTTGGTTATCAAAAAATGCTAGAAACGGTTTACTGTATGCTTGCTTAGTTGAAGCATATACTTTTTTGAAAGGTGAGCCCGATCTTTTACAACTTTACGAAACACGATATAATCAAGAAGTCCAAAGGCTGAAGAACAGAGCAGAGGCAAGGGGGCGTCAAGACGAATTTCGTTATGATGCTTTGCGTAAGCCTGTAACATAGGAGAAGAATGAAGCCAATTAAGAAGCTTTTAAATAAGTCTGTTGCTATTGTTGGTTTAGGCAATAGTTGGCAAGACTACAATATCGCTAAATCTCATGGCGTACACTTTGATGAAGTGTGGGCAATCAACGCAGTTGCAAATGTAATATTCCACGATCGTGTATTTATGATGGATCCTGCATCTAGGTTTTTAGATTCCGATGATGCTGGTGCTCAAACAAATACAATGGCAAAAGTTCTCAAAGAACACAAAGGGCCAATATATACTTGTGAAAAAGATGAAAGATGTCCTGGATTGGTTGAATATCCTGTAAAAGAAGTTTTAAGAGATACCAATTCATACTATCTAAACAATACCGTAGCTTACGCCGTTGCTTTTGCTTTTTGGAATAAAGTAAAAAAAATATCTTTATTTGGAATTGATTTTACCTACAAATCAAATGTTATGTTTGCTGAAGCAGGTCGTGGTTGTGTTGAATTTTGGCTTTCTAAATGTATTTCTGAAGGCATACAGGTAGATATAGCACAAAGATCTAGTCTCTTAGATGCTGACATACCAGCAGAAGATAAGTTGTATGGGTACCATCGTTTAGACGATCCATTAGTAGTAGGACATGATAAGGACGGTAAATTAACTGTAAAAAAAGTTAGTGAAGTTCAGTCAAAAGTCGTTAATCAAAAACAGGTCGGTTATCTTGATAGATACGATTCACATTTAAAAGGACCTGTCGAACCTAAGAAATATTGAAACAAGAAGGCTTTCCCAAACTCGGCGTATTAGAAGTAGCAACCTCTAACTTTGGCGGTCATCCACCAGAGTTTTGGGCTGATCAAATGGTTAAAAAAATTGTATCTGTTTCAGAAGAGCAAGCTCCACATATTAAAGAACAAGCAAATGCTTATCGTGAATTAATTAGAGAAGTCGCTTTGATTTACATTAATAATGCTATAAAATCATATAAAACCACAATCATTCAACAATTAATGAAAAGTGGTGAAGAAGAACTAGCAAATATAATTAGGAGACTATAATGGCGATTTCATCCGCATTAACAACAAGTTTTAAAAAAGAACTATTGCAAGGCGTGCATAATTTTGCTTCAGGTGGCGATTCTTTTAAATTGGCCCTATATGCAGGTGCAACCGCCTCTTTAGACGCAACAACAACGGCTTACTCTACAGGTCTTGCAGGACAAGTAGTAGGTACAGGCTATTCAGCAGGTGGCGGTACTTTAGTACCAGCTATTGCAGCACCTTCATCAACAGGTACAACAGCATTTGTTGACTTTGTTGATTTAACATTTTCAACCGCAACTATTACAGCAAGTGGTTGTCTTATTTATAACGATACTGATGCAGATAAGTCAGTAGCAACAATCAGCTTTGGTGGATCAAAAACATCTACCGCTGGAGACTTTACAATAGTATTCCCAACAGCAGGTGCCAACGCTATTATAACTATCGCCTAGGAGACTTGAATGGCCGCAATAACAGGTTGGGGTCGACAAGCCTGGGGTGACGGTCCTTGGGGCGAACCAGTCCCAGTAGAATTAACAGGCCAATCAGCTACAGGAGCGGTTGGTACTGTTGCTATTATTGCAGAGGCTAATTTTGTCCCAAATGGCCAGTCTGCCAATTCAACACTAAACAATCCAGACGTTGCTGCTGATGCTAATGCACCAGTAGCAGGACAAAACTCAACAGGATCAGTAAATAATGTTGGCATTATTGCCAAAGCTAATGTTGTCCCTACTGGACAATCTGCTACCGCTGCACCAGGCAGCTTAGACATAAATGCTGAAGCAAATGTAAATGTCCCTAATGCCGTTGCCACTCTTGGTGCAGTAGCGGTTCAAATTGATGCTGAAGCTAATATTGATGTAACTGAACAAGGTGCTACAGGATCTGTAAATGCACCAAACGTTGTTGCCAAAGCAAATGTAGCGGTTACAGAGCAAGGGGCAACTGCCGCTCTTGGTACAGTAACTGTAGATGCTGAAGCTAAAGTAGCTGTAACCGAACAATCAGCAACTCTAGCTTTAGGAACTCTTGCCTTTATTGGTAAAGCAAACGTTGCAGTAACCGAACAGGCTGGTACCGCTACTTTAAATGTCCCAACAGTAAAAACCGTTAACTATGTATTTATATCTGGAGTAAGTGCAACTTCTGGTATTGGTACTTTAACGTTTATTGCCAAAGCAAATGTTGTTCCAGATGGACAGCAAGCAAATGGTATAGTTGGTAAGTTTTTAATATGGGGATTAGTTGATACCAGTCAGACTCCAAACTATAATGGGATAACAGACACGCAAACTCCTGGATGGAAAGAGGTTGCATAATGGCTAGTCTGCAATCGACGAGACCCAGACTCCAAATTACTTGGTCTTTCGCTATAAAATATATAAAAATAGATTTGAGGAAAATAAATGGCCACATATGTAAATGATTTAAGATTAAAAGAAATAGCAACTGGTGATGAGTCAGGAACTTGGGGAACCAGTACTAACACAAACCTAGAGCTTATTGCAGAAGCTTTTAGCTATTCTACTGTTGCAACCTTTGATACAGATGCCGATAAAACAGAAACAATAGCAGACGGCTCAACCGATCCATATAGAAGTATTTACGTCAAAGTAACGTCTGGCGTATCTTTAACTGCAACCAGAACACTAACAATAGCACCTAATACCGTTTCTAAAATATTTATGATTGAAAACGCTACTAGCGGTTCTCAGTCAATAGCAATATCACAAGGCTCAGGAGCCAACGTAACGATTCCAAATGGTGATGTCAAAGTCATCTATACAGACGGAGCAGGAGCAGGAGCAGCTGTTGTTGATGCTTTTGCTAACCTTAAAGTTACAGACCCAGCACAAACTAATATTACAAGTGTTGGTGCTTTAAATGGCGGCTCAATCACATCTGGCTTTGGCAGTATTAATGTCGGTTCTTCGGCTATTACTACAACTGGTACAGTTACAGGAAATACCCTAGCAGGAACGCTATCAACCGCAGCACAAACCAACATAACCTCAGTCGGTACTCTTACTGGTTTAACAGTAAATAATTCACAAGTTGTTTTTGATAATCCTAGTGGTGACTTCACCCTCGTACTAAACACTAATGCAGTAGGCGATAAAAATGAAATCATTATGGGCGATACTGGCACACCATTAGCTAAGTTTGGTGTTGGTGGTACAGCTAATGACATTATTACAGGTTCAGATGCTCAAGACTTTAATATAGGTACATCAGGTGGTGGTAGGGCCATCAACTTCTCAACAGATAATTATGCAAGTGTTGAGATGAAATTTGATAATGGACAGCTTGGTATTGGTACAGCACCATCACAAGCATTAGATGTCGCTGGAAATATTGCAGTTTCAGGTACAGTAGATGGCAGAGATGTCGCAGCAGACGGTACAAAATTAGATGGTATTGAATCAGGTGCTACTGCTGACCAAACAATCACAGCAGGTACAGGTTTATCTGGTGGTGGTACAGGAAACGTTACTTTAAATGTAGACCTTTCTGAATTAACAGACATGACTGCAGCCATGGTAGGCACAGATGAATTTATCGTGCTAGATGCTAGTGCTGATAGAAGAAAAGCAGCCAATGAAATAGGCTTAAGTATATTTAACAACGATGCAGGATTTACCACAAATGTTGGTGATATTACAGCCGTTACAGCAGGGACCAACCTTACAGGTGGGGGGACTACTGGAGATGTAACTATCAATATGGCAACAGGCGGTATTGGTTCTGGTACTTATGGCTCAACAGCCGATGGTACCAAAATAGACACCATTACTGTTGATGCTTATGGTAGAGTTACAGCAGTCGCTACTGGTACTACAGGTGATATTAATGCTGTTACTGCTGGTAGTGGTTTAACAGGTGGTGGTACTTCAGGTTCACTAACTCTAAACGTTGGAGCTGGTACAGGTATTGATGTCGCAGCTGATACTGTTTCTGTTGATGTTTCTGATTTCATGTCAAATGGTTCAAACAACAGAGTGCTAACAGCCACAGGTACTGATGCGATGAATGCTGAAGCAAAC